GACTGGTATGGACGCTGTAAAGGCGAGCATCAGCCCAATCCCGGCGCCGAGGCTGGCGCCGATGACTGTCATAAACCCGACAAAGCCGGCTTGAGTACTTAGCAAGTTTCCAATAGTTGTGGCAAAGCCACTTATTGCTTGAGTAAATGGAATAAATACTTTAGTTATCAAGGGCTCCATATTGATATAAAGCGCTTTCATAGAATTACTTAAAGCATCTGTGATACTTTGAGTTTTGGCCGCTTCGGCGGCGACCTCCGCCTCCTTTATGCGGCGAATCTCCATTTCTTCATTGGTTTCCCCCAACAGCTCTTTAGTCTCAGTAAGAGAAAGTCCCATGGCTTTGCTGACAGCCATCAATTCGGCGCCACTTAGATCTTCGATCGATCTGCCAGCGGCGTCGAAGCCGTCACGCAACATGCGAATACCCTCAGCTGGATCTTCATATGAAGCATTAAGCATGTCCATAGCATTAAGGAAGGGTCCGCCTAAAATAGCATTAAGTCGCCCAACTTGCATTCCAGCTTCGTCGAAGGTTTGAAATCCTTCCATGACTTTTACCAGCAAGCCCATCTCGGAGCCGAGTGCTTTGGCGGATACAGCGAGGTCCTCGAATACTTCTTTGCCGTCTTTGCCAAAGCGAACCAAGAAGTCGGCATTTTGTATAAAGTCTTGTCCGACATCATTTACGTCCTGACCAAGCGAACGGGCGATCGAGGCAATATCCACCATCAATGTCTGGCTCTCGCTTAATGACATGTTCATCGACTGCGTGGCTATCTGCATTACTTCGCTTTGCGTGCCAAACTCCAGCCCCATTGTTTGCAGTAGCGCGGTGCTTGTGCCGAGATCTTTCTGCTGTTGTTTGGACAGATATGTGAAATCTGTATATACATTCTTTAGAGACGTCAGAGCGGCTGTTACATCGCCGAATGTCACCCCTGCTTGAAAGGTCGAGCGCTCGATATCCGCTATTACCTCGTTAAATTCATTGCCGGCGCCTGTGCTAGCTCGGAAACTGGCGAGAGCTGCGTCGGTCTCTAGAGCCATCGTAACGAGCGAGTCAATCATCTTCAGTCCGATGGCTATAAAGAGTTCTCCTGATGCAGCTGTCTTGCGCAGAGCTTCCCCCATGCCGTTGAATCTGCTGGCTATGTCATTCCCATCTCCGGAGAACAGTTGAGCGATCCGTTCCATGGGAGCAGAGAGACCAAGGAGGGACTCGGTCATGGAATGGAAAATTGCCTCGCCTTCCTTGGCGGCGGTGTTTTGTCTCTGGACAGCATCAGTCAGGTCATCGACGCCTTTTTCGGCGTCTTTAAGATTCTTTACGAGTTCTTTAAGTCGAGCATCGCTTGGTTGCGCGCCATCTGCTTCGGCGCCATTGAGCGCTTCTTGGGCTCTCTTGAGGTCCTGTAATCTTTCTAAACGCAATTGCTGATGTTGGTTAAAATCAGCATGGAACTGGCTCTTGTCCCTGAGGAGTTCTATTTCCTTCTGCAGCGCCGAGGGGTCCGACCCACCTAGGTCCGCGGCGCGCTGGGATGTGGATCCCTCGCCGCTTCCGCGGTTCCTGTTTAGTTTCCTAAGTTCTTCGAGAATAGCTTGTAGGGCTTGTTCGGCGGTCATGAGACTTTCTTACTCCCCTAGTTCTTGAATGGCCAGCGGAGACCTGTTTCGCTCTCAAAAGCCTTGACTGATCGGTTCAATTTATATTGGGAATTAAGTGTGCGCTGATCGCCCAATCCATGTTTTATATAAGAATCCATGTAACGCTTCTCTCCTGAGAGAGCACCCATGAAGCTATCGATTTGATTCTTGGTTCCTCTGAGACCCAGGGGAACATCAAAGCCAGCAAAGTATAAACTCAATAGTGCCTTGCGGACTTGTCCAGCGAATTTACTATATACGCGTTCGGAAAGTTGTCCATCTAAATTGTTAAGATTTATAACGTCTTTTGCCAGTTCATCCATCTTTTATATTCCTCTTATACCTATAAATAGTTAGAACAGCAAGAAGTGCTACTTTTGCATTGCGGCGTCGTTTGCTTCTTTTTGTTTTTTGAATTCTTCAATGGTTCGCTGGAGGAACCACTTGCGTAGGGCGACCGGTAAATTATACATTTCTGTAAAGGACCATCCGCCATAATGTTTAAGAGTGAAGAACTCCTCATAAACACTACTTTGATACTCAGAGGTCAGGCCAAAAAAACTTTGCCGTTAATGGCATTGTTACCTCGCCTTCATGATCGCACTGGGAGCAGGTAAAATCAAACGCGAGATCCACATCTGGCTTAAGGTCTTCGTAAGTTGTCCGCAGAAAGCGTACATCGCTGAGAGGCATGAGATCCACAAACTCGTGGAGCATAGAAGGCTTTGTCACGCCATTAACCGAAACAATGACGGACTTGAGCAGATCTGTAACTGGAGAGGTCTCTTTGGTTATCCGCCTCTTGTTCTCGATGGTCTGAGACAATGTTTGCTCGTCCGCTGATGTAAGCAGCCGAACAGTCAAATGGACACCGGCAGCCGGTAGATCAAAAGTAAAGGTTCCATCACCATTGTCTTCTACATTATCATTAACGGTAGAGCGGCTGGACTCTATCTCTTCTAGATTAAATACCTGATCTGTCTTGTTCTGGCACGAGGGACATCGCGTATTTACATCATAGTGAGGTCCATATCCTGTGATACGGGCTGCAACTAGAATGGCGTTCTTATCTCCCAACAGGAGGGTGCCAGGGTCAATGGTCTTGTCCTGAATAACGGACTGGACTAGCCGGTCGAGGACTACACCGCTCTTTATGAGAGAAGCCGAAGTGAGAATATCCTCTTCCTTGGCGGTCATGTGCTTAATCTCCACCGTGGCGGCTTTATGCAGAGGGTGTCCTTCGACATAATAGGCGCCGGCGCTTGGTAGCTCCACGAACTCCGTGGGTACCACGAAAGAGAAGATATTATTCTCAGCTTCTATAGTTGGGGTGGGTGCTGGCGCGTCGGGGTGCGGTGCGCCAAACCGCTCTTCATTATTCCTTCTTGACAAAAGTCACCTTCTTTCAATCTTAGAGATCAGTAGCAGCAGCTACAGCGGCTCCAGACACATACTCAGCCCAATCATACCTGAAAGTAATGTCAATATTAAGGAGAGTATCATTATCGTAGTTAAGATCACCAAATTTAGCATCTGTAATAAAGGAGTTATTCAGTGTCCATGTTCCTACGAGTCCGCCTTCGCCATTGAGTTCCTCAATGACCACATCGCCGACTACGCGGACAGCTGCAGCTTTATTAACCGTAGATGGGGCTTGACTTGGGCTAAGGAATACATCCTGCTGAACGTCAGGCTTCAAATAACCCGAGTTAACGAGTGCATCATAAAGAATCTGGTTGCCGTCTGGATTGACAGCATTAACGAGGACTACCGATACTGGTTGCCACGTAACTACGCCTGGGTAGTAATAGGTGTTACCCAGGAACTTGTGCTCAGTGGCGCCGACCTGATATGACGGCTTTGTTGCCGACTTGGCCAGGTACTGCTGGTAAGTGAACGCGCCGTTAGCAGAGGCGAGATTGGGTAGGGTGAGCAAAAAGCGATGTGATCGCCGGGGCTCTGATAGTGCGCTGGTCCAAAATGGCATTTAAATAGTCTCCTGTAATCCTTATATTATATAGTGAGGACAGAGTAAACTGTCCTCCTTTTTATATTAATCCTCGAACGACGCTCCGGTTTGGGAGATATTGAAATCAATGGCGATGAATTCAATAGCTCGGGTTGGCTTCAAGAAAATCTGTGCGTACATAATATTTCTATCTACCAGGTCCGGCGTGGTGGTTGTAGTGTCCAAGACAACCTTGAAGTCGGACAGTCCGAAGTTGGTCTTAACATCAGCCAAGAATGGATTAACCTGGGATGTAAATCGCAACCATGTCTGCTGTACATTCGGATCGAACAGAAGCGTTGCGGCAATCTGCGAGATGCGCTTCTTCACGAAGATCATCAAGCGGCGAACGTTAATTCGATCCAGAGCGGAAGGCGTAACCTGAAGGGTCTTCTGACCGAAGATTACGATGCCCTCTGCTGGGAACTTGGCGATTGGGTTAATGTTCGCTGTGTAAAGGTCATCACGGTCCTTGCGGCGCAGCTGGTGGGCTACGTCTACGACTGGGATACCTGCAGAGCCTTCCGTTAGTCCACCGCGGTTGAAGCCTGCTGGTGCGAACCAAACCTGTGTCTTACGCTGGGAGCTAGACAGTGTGCCCAAAGCCGGAATGGATGGCGGGAGCCAGACCATAGCACCGTTGATGGTGTCGCGGGCGCGGACCCAGGGGTAATAGGTGCAGCCGTAGGAGGAGTTGAGTCCTCGGGAATGGAGACCGTTAATCAGTGTCGTGATGGTGCTCGGTTCATTAAGGCGAGCAACCGATGTGTCCTCTTCGCGGGGCTGGAAAGCCTCTGGAAGATCGATAATAGCTAGTGCATCAGCGCGGTCTTCACATGTATTAACCAGGTGCGTAGTGAGCCCTTCGTTAGTTAGTCCCGGGATGGTGGCCAAGTTCATCTGAACAGTTTCCGGGTCGGCGATCGTATCGATCGTACGTCGGAGGGTACTGAGGGTATAGCTGGTTACCTCGTCTAGACCAATGTTAATGTTGGCAAAAGCGTCCATATCTGTAATATTAACACCGTCAAAGCCGCCATACATCGGAACAGTAAAGCGGTCGAAGCCGGCGTCAAGGACACCCGCAACAGCGCCATTAGCATAAGTAAGGGAGCCGGAGCCCGGATCGCTGTCATTGTGCGAGTCTGCGATCCATACGCCCGCGGAAGAAGAGATATCGTCAAGGGTGAAGTCCTGTGAAAGAGAGGACGAGTTCGTAGCTGAAGCGCCACTGAACATACCCCCTACCATGCCGCCGCGTGGGCGCAGCAAATCAATGGTAGAGCGCGCGAAGACAGTGCTTCCGGCGCCGTCGGCTGTCTGGAAACCGAAGTAGGCATCTGTTATATTGTTTAGTCCACCGTCGGAAGCATTGACACGCAACTCGGGGGCTGGGTACACAACCGAACTAGTAACTGTGCCACTGGCGTAGAAGGCGATGGAACCAGACATGCCAACTGGGAGAGCTGAGGAGGATACAATCCAGTTGCCGTTGCCGGCGACTGCTGAGGCATCCTCATCGTCATACTTTACAATGCCCTTGAAGCCGAAGGGCAACAGGGAAGCGTTTGTAGAACCATTATCCACGGCTGAATTCATTACGATTCGAATGTGACTAGAGTTATTGGGCCAATCACCTTCGAGCCTGAGGCGGCGAGATTCAGTATCCCATTCACGCTGTTGTGTGCCGATCTTTCGGGCAACGTAGTTGACTGAGTTGGGGTTAAGATCGCAACCATTGAACTGCTCGATGACGCGGACGACATTATCGGAATCGCTGAGGTGTCTTACTACAACAGAGAATGTACCATAATCCGTACTATCGTTTGTGGAGCGCTTAATATCCTGGATGGAGATCTTGATGTTTCGATTCGACCAGTCGCCAGGTTGCTCAAGCGCCTCGAAATGGAATAGATTGGTCGGGGTGTCCGATGGCGAAAGCCTGCAGCTGATAACGGACGGGGTTTGAGCGGACTGGAGGGGTGCCTTAAAGCTTCCACCTTCGAGGACGTCGCCGGCGCTCTTTTCCAGTTTCACAATCGCCGCAAAGGTTTCGGCTTCCTGGTTGCTCGTAATGTTGGCGCTCAAGTGGCGGTCGAACGACTCACCCAAGAAGTAGTTGACCAGCGCTGCAGAATCAGTAGTCTCACTGTCGGTTAGCTCCGGGTTCGTGTTGAATACCTTGCGGATATAGCGACTGTCTGTCTTAGTGAAGTTGAAGGATGCTGTAAGGTTATTGCCAGTCGAGTACTCTTCAATGACTAGTTTGAACTCTTTGTTCGGACCCACAGCGCCAATGATTGCGTCTGTATCGGTGATCTCGGACCCGGTTGCCTCGATGCTGCCGGTAAGGATCTGACCTTGGAGTTTGAAGCTCACTGATGATGTGGTGGCGTAAAAAACTGCTGCGAGGGCACCTTCGACCGTGTTACCTGCGGAGGCGGACTCGAACACAACGAGTCCCCATGCGTCGCCGGCTGCGGACCAGCCAGCATTACCATCGTTGGTGGGGTCGGCGTCGGAGCTGTTAGCACCCAAGAGGCGGATATAAGTTAGTGGAGAACTGTTGCGGAGGTATGCTTGTGCTGCATACATGCCATACGTGGTAGAAGACTTGTTGGATCCCTCTCGCCACACATCACCGCCGGCGGCGCCGGGGGCTGGAGTTCCAAAGATATTGACGAACTCTTCAAAAGAGCTAACTGTTACAGGTCTCAGGGCTGGACCGGACGCGGCGCGACCAATAACCACTGGACCGATGCCAGCAGGGGAAGCTGGAGCTTGGGAGTTGTCGATTTCGTTGACAAACACGCCGGGGGATACAAATCGGTAATTTTTAACTGACATTCGTTATGTTCTCCTACATTATGAAAATGTTCAAAGTAAATAGTGTTAAATAGTTTGAATGGTACTATTCTCTATAAAATCCATCTTTAATAGTGTCGGGGATATCACCAAGTATTGTTCTTTCTCGCGCAAACTTAAATTCCACTGCATTTTCACGCTTTACAATCTTAGGCTTTTCTTGGTTATCCCCATCACCGATGAGATACCCAAGGGTCTCAATATTAATCGTCGTCTCGTAGTTGCGGTGCGACATTCCTAGATCGGCTTTATTGGATGTGTCAGATAAACTACCATCAATAAATATTTCATAGTAGTGTCCCTCGTTCTCTATTCTCCTGGGGGTACGAGAGTTTCCTGGAGTTGTCAAAAAAGGTGTAATCATTTGATTCAATTGTTGCTGATATTCAGATCTCACTGTTATTTCGTATATTACCTTCACCCAAACAGGAATCGGGATTGTGATTGTTTCATACACTGTTTTGGCTGTCGACATATTGCGCTTGTTAGTGTTCTTCATTTTGCTCGATACATTTTTGTTGGCGCCGTATTTACGTTTCGCCTGAGCATTCTGAAACTCAGCTGTTTTCTTTTGATTGATCTGGCGCGCGATAGTGATCACGCCCCCCTTGGCATCGTTCTCGGGATATAAGTTAGCATACACAGATCCCTTAAAATCTGGCTCTTTTGTTACAGACGCGCGATTAACCGTGATCAGTGGAAGCACCAGCATCTCCTCTTTGTCTCTCAGATCTTTATTGTGTTTGATCTGATAAGCGCGCTCTGCTGTCACCCACAAAACTGGGACTTTTTCGAAGCCACTGTTGGTGTCTACTGACAGATTTAAGGTTTCGTCAATGAACCTAAGCATTGCCGTATCAATAGTTTCAAGTGTGGACGCCGGGAACTCGATTTCTTGGAGCTTATCAGCCACTTCTTTGTCGCCAACATAGGCGCGCTTGTCTGCTTCTTTGTTTTGTATTTGCTTTTGTGTTCTTTTGCTTCGCGACATCTATCTTACCCTACAAAAATGCCGGCGGGGACATTCTCAGTAATCTTCTTGGCTGAGTCTTGCAGTCCAGCATCAATCGTTGATAGACTTGCATATGTTGTCTCGTCGAGGATCGTCTTAAGCTCGTTGCGCAGGTTATCCTGTTCGGTTCTGGCTTGTCCTAGGAGTTCGCTAGCATTGAGGGTTACGCTTTCGCCTGGGATTGGTACTGTGGCAAACTTTCCTCTAATCTGTCCGAGCATCTCTTTGGTTAGGGCTAGTGCAAATCGGCGGATCCATTGTTTACCAATAGAGTTAATGCTTTCAAAGGGAATATTTTCAAATGGCAGCGTATTAAGGTTGTTGATACCCTTGGCGCCGTTCTCGCCGCGGCCGGTTTCATCCCACGGTTCATACTGATTCTCGATTGTGAACTGGACCCAGAACTTCTTTGGGCTCGTGGCGGTGGGCTGCGGGAACAAACGCAGCATATTATCCTTAATTTCATATGAATAGTGCGACACACGTGTATAAAGCGCGTCCTCATAAGCCATGGCTTGCAGCTTATTTTGCCATGTAGGAACAATCTCGAAAGTTGAATCATCTGCGTACTGGCCGTACGTCCTCATATTTCCGACAACAGAAAAACCACCATAATATCCATAGAAGCGCCACATTGCGCGGGGTGTCCTAAAGAACACTTTACGTATCAGCACGCGTTTATCTAGAACTTGTTGGTAGTAGGACGCAGATATGTCTGTAGCCGAGGATCCAGAGATGATGGATTGAAGATCATAGTCTTGTTGGTCCGGAATGGTTGTTACAGACGCCGAGTAGATCGGAATGGTCCCTCCGAGTCCAGCTTCGGTGGACATTATTTGTGTTACTCTCCGGACATACCCGTAATCAAAGCGCGGGTAGCGTAGAGCGATGTCAGAACCTGAAAGGGTGTCGCCTTCAATTATTTGCCCATCCTGATCAAAAGATCCAGTACTGGAGCCCAAGTAGGATGAGAGCGAGTTCTTTGTCTGATGGAGATTAAGGAGATATGAGTATTCTAGGACCGCTTCTTCGTAGGCAGCATAAACATTACCCTCTGTTAATTCAATGTCAAGAACATCTCCTCCTAGCTTCTTGTAAGTGTATGCTACCTGATCGGCGGCGCCCGAGAGGAACGCAGTGGACGAAGCGTACATTCCGAAAGGGAGAGCGGCTGCCACGTATCCTGCTGTGCCGCTAGCGGGTAATATATTAGCATTTGCTGTTGAAGCAGGATTAAGATTTGGGATGGCCATTCAAAGTTCCTCGATTTGTCTATTACTAAATAGAAAGCCCCGCCTCAAAAGAGACGGGGCTTTAACTATTTTGACCTTACGTCAGACGTACTAGGCTACTACGCGCCTTCTACGACACCCTTGCAGATGACGAGACCGTACATGTCTGGACGAACCATCTTCTTGGCATATCGAGTCATCACGCCCTTGCGAGGCACGAAGTCTTCAACGCCGAAGATCGTCGGTGTGGTCTGTAGCGGCACATAAGGTGCATACACATAACCACTCTCAAGGAAGCTAC